GATGTACATGTCGATCAAAGCGTCCTCTTGCGTGTAAGCGATTTTTAGATAGGCCTTCACTTCTTCAGGCGTAACGGGCTCGACGGCAGGCGGCGTTATTACCTGCACGTACATACGGTTACTCCCCTTTCTTCTTCTCGGTCACGGGCTTTAATTTCTTGTTCGCCTCAGGGCCGTCTGTGGTGGCTTCTGCGGGCTTCTGATCTTCGCCGCTGTCTTCACCCTCGCCGCCCTCTTTGTCGGCGTCAGGGCCAGCGCCAGCGCCGTCAGCGTCGGCGTTCTCGTCAAGGTTAACCGCGTAGCCGCCTTCGACGAGAAGTTCGCCCAACTCGGCAGGCACGGAATACTCCGCGCCCTCCAAGTAGGTATTCACTTTCAACCCATCCGGGCTACCTTTAACCGTTTGGGTAATCTTGATAACCATTAAGGATATTCAATCGGCAGGTGACGCGCCCCGCCAAGAACTTCCGTTACAGATACGACACTCGCGGCTGTGCCGATTGCTACACGAACACGGTAAAAACGTTTTGTGGGCTTCGTGATGTGCAGACGTTCCGAGAATACGGCCGACTTTTGAGCGATAGCTACAGGCTCGCCCGTTTCGTCAGTTGTCGCGTCAACCCAAGTCGCGCCGTCGTTGCTGTACTGTACTTTCGCGTTAACCGTGCCGGACGCGCCGACCGTTCCACAGGAGATCAAGTACGATACGTTCGAGAACCCCGCAAGGTCAGTTGCCGTGCCGTCGACATTCCCCACCGCTTGAGAAGCGGCCGGAACGTGCTGAGTGATCTTGATATTAGACATAATATCGTGCATTGGCATTTGTTTTCACCCTTTCTTATTTGTGTGGATAACTTTGTGCATAACTTTGTCGATTAAAGGCCGCCATTTAGACGGCCCGCTTATTAGGTGCTGATTTTGATCGGAACAAACGCCTCGTCCATTTGGACTTGTCCGCCGACGCGCTTCGTTACGAGGAAGCCAGTCATCCGGTACTCAGCATAACGCTCCATCAGGCGTTGAACGCTCATGCCCCTACGGTCACGGATTTTGTAGCCCCGACGGAAGTCGCCGAACAGGATAGGGAAGCTGTTTGCCGCGATGTCGGCCATACCCTCAGGATTGATGATGCGGTATCCGTGCAAAGTAGCAGGAGCGCCCGCTTGTACCGGAGGTTGCCACAGGTATTGCCCGTTTTCATCCTTGATCTTGCGGATGGTCGCCTCGGTCAAGCTGTTGAAGGCCCATACACCGTTACGGCGGTAGGTCTTTTTCAGGCTGTACAGCGCGTCGATCAAAACGTCAAGGCCGTTATGCGTGGCGTCAACAAGACCTGCCGCAATACCGGACTTTTTAGCGCGGGCTTGTACCTTCTTGTTGGACAGGATGCCTTCAGGCTTCAGGATTCCGTCGCCTACTACAAACGCATCGTCCTCAGCTTTCGCGATGTCCTCGCCGAACAACGACGTCAACTCACCGAAGATGTCAGCCGCCGCGTCCTCAAGCGTGTTGTTCGGAACAAGAACAAGCGCTGTGATTTCGTTGATCGGCATATCTTCGAGGCCAGCTTTCAGGTCTTGCGGGTCAACCGCGATACCCTCAGAGCCCCATGCGATTGTTGCGCGTTGCGTGATCTTGCCGCCCTGTACGCGGTCGCGGGAAGTCGTGCCGACGTTTGCTACGCCGCGAATTTCCGCCTCGTCTTGAGCGATTTTCAGGATGCCGGACTCAACATCAGCAGGCAGGAAGTAACCGCCGTCAACGTCAACCAAGGACGACAACGCCTTTTGTTCCTGCTCCGTATATTGCGCCTTTGCGCCGTAACGGACATACTTCTCAAAGCCGGACGTGCGGGCTTTCGCTTCAGGGTCTTCGTTTTCTTGCCCCGGCGCGAAGTTAGCACGTTGTAATTTCAAGTCCAGTTCTTCGCGGGCTTTCTTCTCGGCTTCGTACTGGTCTTTCAGCGTTTTGAACTCGCTGTCATAGGCGTCGATCTTTGCCTTTACGAGCGGGTCTTCCAGAAAGTTCGTGCCCTTCAAAGCGTCGAGTTCGGAGCGAAGGCCGTCTGTGTTTTTCTTGATGCCTTCCAGCAATTCTTTAACCGCGTCTGCCATGTTCTTTCCCCTCCCATAGTTTTAACGTTTTACAAGCTTCTTGAAATGCTTCTCAGCGTGGCTTCAATTTCAAGCGATTCGGCCAGCGCTTTTATCTCGTCCAAGTGGTCGCCCGGCTCGTCCAAGTTATCAATAGGCGGCTCCCCGTCACCCTTTTGAGTGCCTTGTGGCGGCTCCGGTGTGACAAGAAGTGCCGATAATGCATCTATAGCGCTTTTGACCGCCGCCATATCCTTTTTCGATAGGACGCGGCCCGCTTTAACCGCCTGCTGAACATCGAAAACAATGTCAACATAGCGCCAAAGGTCTTCAATCGACTTCGTGCCCTCAACCGAGGCGAGGTCATTCATGCCCCAAGTGACGTAAGAATATTCCCACAGCTTCAGTTCGACTAAATCGCGGATGCCTGTATTGTCATCCCAAGCATCTTTGACGGTGTTGAAACCGATGGACAACTCATTCACTACGCCGTCCTCGACAAGAATCATCAGGTCTTTTCCAAGGGTCGTCTTGGATATCTTGGTCAGCGTGTACAACCCTTTGGAATCTTCGTGAATCTCGGCCGGAATACCAACCGGGCTCCATGCGTCATGTTGCCACAGGGCTTTGATTCGCGAATGCTTACGGCTTGCGTCCTCGCGCAAGGTCTTCACGAAAGCGCCCTGCTTCACCCGGTCTTTCCCGGCGTCAACGTGGTCGAATATCGAAGCATACGCCTCGATTTGATTCTTCGCTCCGTCAACCTTAAATTCAGTCACGAATGATTTTTTCACGCCTTACCCCTCCCCCTATTCGATGACGTGATAGACTTCGGTACAGCGGCATTGAATGACTTCCCCGGCTTTTCCGCCCGGGTCGCCCGGATACATCAGCCCATTGCTATAAGGCTCGTCCATCCCTTTTCTCTCGCCGCCGATTCCCTCAGGCATATGTTTATGAGTGGCCCGCGTGCGTCCGTCCTGCGTTTCGAGCCATTCCTTTTGAAGATTGAGCCCGGTTTCCTTCGCCCCCATGCGGCTCCCGTAGTTTGATGCTCCGATAACCTCAGTACGGGCGATGACCGTCGAGCGTTTGGGGATGATATCGTCGAGGTATAAATCATCAATGCGTTTCGCAATTTCCGGGATGCTTTCGCCTGCGTCAACCGCTTCCTGCACGTTCGTACGCACTTGATCAAGTGTGGTGTCCGTGATGCTGACAACCTTCTTACCGACAACTTGCGTTATGTACCCCCGGATGAAATTGCTAAAAACGTTGATGAATGACTCTTTTGTTTCGATGTGTAGCAGACCTGCATCAGATTTCAGGCGGTCGAATGTGCGAGCCCCGAACTCCTTCGTCACGGCTACCCACACGCTCATGACAACCTTTGTCCAATCGCTTCTGCCTTTGAGAAGAACCTTCTCGACCTCGGCCATGATGTTGTCAGTAGTCGTTAAACTCCTGATCGTGGAAACGACGTCATTTTTCTCAGATTGGAACCTCGTGCGTATGCGCTTTTCGACGGCTTCGGTGAAGTCCTCTCGTTGCCTATCAATCGCCTTCCAGTACGAGGCCCGCTGTGCGTCCGATGTTAAATTAAGCCACTTCAATTCTAGCATCTTTTTGCCATTGTTGGAAGTGGCTGTTTTACCGCTGTTTGCGTCAAGATTTGGGTCGGCATTCGGGTCAGCATTTGGGTCTTGGAGAGGAAGCGGTTTAGGTGCAAAATCAGCGTAGAACATATGGCCCTTTTCGGGATGCGGTTCATACCCCAACACTCCCCGCGCCTCGTCGAGAATGATGATGTTGTTCTTGAAGTCCTCGCCTACGCGCTTATGCAGTTCGTTAACGTCCTCGTTCAAGGCAGGCACTTCCGAGAGATCATAGTTCAATCTCACATCAGGCCCGGAAACGTTTATCATGTTCATGTTCAGAGCGTCACGTATGCGGCGCACGAGCGGCACGATACAATTCAGCCAAAAAGCTTTCTCGGCCTGCTCATAGTTGGCGTATGTCTGCGCGTCGGGTATGCCGACCAATTGCGGCGGCACGTCGACGGCGGCGCATATCTCGACGCGGGTCATCTTCCGGCTCTCGATGAAGTCCATTTCGGCAGGCGACATCCCGAGGCGCT